ACAGCGTTTTTTCAAAAAATGAAAGAGGCTCTGAAATCCTTGGAGTATCCTCCACCCCAACATTTTTAACAGAGCCGAAATTTCAATGGGTTAATCGTTGAAATTGGTGGAGCATAGGGGGATCGAACCCCTGACCTCAAGATTGCATAGAACATAGTAATTGCAACGTTTTCACTCAGATTCCTTGGGTTTTAACACTTTTTTAACACACACGCTCGGCAGTCGATTGATGGCGTCAATCTGCACATCCTGCTTTACCAAGGCGTAGTGCTTAGCTGTAACTTCGATTGATTTATGTCCCATGAGCTTTGATGCAACTTCCAAGGGCACACCTGCCCTGCATAGTTCTGTGCAGAATGTAGCACGATAGGTGTGCGGGCTTTTCTCTGGAACGCCGATTCTATCATAATACCTGTTCAGCGACCTGCGTACGTTTCTATGATCTAGAAGCGCGCCTACTTTGGTGGTAAAAACAAATTCTGTTTCGTAATGGTTCTTTTCTGCTTCTACAGAAAACCGCTTCTTGTGGACAGCTAGAGCCTTTTCAAGCTCCGGATGCACAGGGAGCTTTCGATACGAGCCGTATTTAGGCGGGACAACTTTACCCTCATAGTACTGCTGATTCACATAAACGAATCCATCGTGGATGCCGCTGTATTTTAGTCCCAGGCATTCTGAAATTCGCAGCCCGGTGTAATTCATCAAAAACATCATAAATCGTAGCCTGTAGTCATCAGAGCTTATCAGGATGGTTTGTATTTCGTCAGGTTCCCAGACGATAATTTCGTTGTGCCGTGAGTTATCCGGCTTATCTGGGAGTGTGACTGATGGCATAGGGTTAACTGCATATTTATTTAGCGCTATCCATCGAAAAAAGGCTGACATCCACTTGTTGATAGATTTTAACGTCTGCCTTGATATTTCCAACTGTTCATAAAAGCTCTGTATTGTGAGTGCATCAATTTCCCTAATTGGCATATTAGCGATCCACGTTTTCTTAATGTGAACCCGATAGCTTTCTTCATAGCGGATCTTAGTGCCGTGAGCATAGCTGCTGGCAGGCAAAACTCCATAGGTATACTCCTCGGCATACTCGCCAAACGTTTTGAGTTGTGCTTTTTCTGCAGCGTGTTCCTTTTCATATTTCTTTTGCAGCTGTTCTTCCTGATATGCCCGGAACTGCTTTTCTGCATCTCCCTTGCTGGATCCGTAGAATTGTTTCCTGATAGGAATCTTTTTTCCGTCTTTCCATTCGTGTCCGATAGTTCGGACGATCCGAAAATAATTGTATTCTTTATCGCCATTCTTGATGGCGGTGTTCTTCTTCGTGGCCATGTAGTCCTCCTTCCTGAATTTTGGGTATAAAAAATATACCTGTACAGGTGCGAAGGATCTATGATATAATCTTATTGCTGGTAAGCCGTATCGTGTCCTAGGCACCTTATGGTAAAGTCGTCCTCTGCTTTTGCGGCGAGGGCGCATTTTTTTATTATAATTTTCTTATAAAACGTGAAAAAGCCCACATCACTGTGAGCTTTTTCTCTTTTGACTACTGTCTTTTTTTGTACCGCTTAACGGCGCTGTTTTGCTTATAAAAGCTATACTATTCTACCATACAGTATATGTACTGTCAATAGATATATGTGTATTATCCTACAAATAAATCGTGTATTTTTTGGTTTATAAGCTCAAGACCTTCTGGACTTAGCTTTATTCCTGATAATACACCTCCGGTAGTTCGAGGGTCATAAATTCGCATTTTGCTCACAGTAGTTATTTGCGATACCAGACCGACACTTCCGGCTTTCATTTGAGTTATCTCGGATCCAATCTTCTTAAGTGCTGAAAGTTCGCGATTTGCCAGTTTTATCTTATCGTTTAAATCTTGCAGCATGGGATCCAGAGAGTCATCAGAATAATCTTCTGCTTCCTGTACTTTTTGCAAGGCATCACGGATTTTTATGAAATCTTCGATACGTTTTTTTGTATCGTTTCGTTTGTCTTTGAACTTAAGCCTTAATTTTGTGTAAATATCGTTTCCCAAATCCACATCGAGTGGATGCAGAGGCTTATCAGGCTTTTTGGATGATAGCGGTATAATAGTAATCGTGCCAGAGCGCACAGCGTTTTCTTTATCAAGCACTACGGCATAGTGCATACCGCCTTGTTCGTTTCCAATGTTAAAGCCGAGATTCACTTTCAGGATGTCTCCACGTTCATATCTTTTTAGTTTTTGTGGAGAGAATTCCTTTTCCCACAAAAGGTAACGAGTAAAGTCCTGCAACCAGTAGGCTATTAAAGCGGAACGCTTATAATCGGAGTTGGAAGAACTTTCGATTCCTAACGTTATGAGCGCATCTAGCTTTTTTAAATTATCATCCTTGAACTTGAGAAGATCTTCTTTGTTGGCTTTGTCTTTATAGTTCATATGTAGGTCCTTTCTTTACACCTTTCTTCTGATCTCAACAACGATGCCAGCGATTAATGACATACGCTGCACGGAGTATAGCCTGCATTTTCAGCATCATCAGCACTATAAAAATATGTAAGGTCGTTTCGACCGCTGATGTATCGGCACCAACCTTCATGATATTTTTCGCCGTACGGAGTTATCCATACAGTTCCGGCAGGAGCATTGTCGGTGGTTAAATATTCGGTATCGGAATTATTTCCGATGAAATTTTCGGATGCATTTTTAGCTTCTGATAGTCCAGCGGTGTACCCTTCCCAATATCCTGCTTCTTTTCCTTTCGCAATCCCATCTGCGTATCCGTTTACGTGCCTGCGGTCGTATGCGCCTTGTACGACAGTCTGACCGCCCCAATACACAACGCCAGCAGAAAAAAGCAAAGTGATAATGACGGCGATAACGATTGGTTTTACACTCTTCTTCTCTTGGTTCTCCATCTTGGATCCTCGCTATGTAAATGTTATAGTTGCGCTTGTTCTCAATCCCTTATTTGATAGTTATACTTTTCTTCTAATCTCCACAACAACCCCTGCAATCTGTATCGGATTCAGCTCGTCGTTGTAATCGTAAACTTTTGGATCATACGCCGAATTAAGTGGCTGTAGAACGATACAGTCCTGCTTTTTCACTACCTTTTTCAGCGTTGCATCATATCCGTTAACATATACAGCACAGATATCTCCGTTCTCACAATCATCTTGTTTTCTAAGTATAATAGTATCTCCTTCGATGAATTTCGGGTACATGGAATCTCCCTTTACCTTGAGTGAGAAGAACTCCTTGCCGCCCTTTGTCCATTCAATAGGGATATCTTCCCAGTCAACAACATCTTCGACCGCTTCCAATGGAATTCCCGCCGGAATTGATCCGAGGACTGGGATGCGGACGGATATGGGTTCGGGAGTTTTGGCGCGCCATATGGGTGCGTCGACCGCTTCAAACATATCTTCCGGATCCATGTTATGCTCCTTCATTATGTTGTATAGCATACTTTGCTTTGAGATTATGTTGTGAGTCGATAATGATATGGGTTGGTTTTCATCTACCATTTTACTGATTTCATCCAAAGTGATTCCCATTGCATCCGCGACTTTCGCAAATGTTTCCACTGACGGGACAACAGGTTCGCCGGTCTTAGAATTCTTGTTGCGTTCAAGCATAGCTATATACCCTTTTGATAATCCGCATTTATCCGCAAAGGCTTGCATGCTCATTTTTCCATGATCGTGCCGGTATTGCTTGATTACGTCTCCTAGATGCATAACGCGTCCCTCCTTTCTTTCTTTCTTTCTTTCTTGTATACTCTACTATACATTATATATACCAGAAGGTCAAGAAGAAAGTATAGTCGAATATACAAAAAAGTGTTGACAATGAAAGTATAGTCGACTATACTAAAACCACAAGGAGGTGAAAACATGAAATTCAACTTAAAACAGATAAGAGAAAGATCGAATATGACACAGGCGGAGCTGGCTGAAAAATCGGGGGTAAGCCGCGTCACGATTAGCAGATTAGAAACAGGAGAATTGCAGGAGACGACTTTAGGGACTCTATCAAGACTCGCGGATACTTTGCGCGTTTCGATAGATGATCTTGTGAAGTCGTAATTTTTTTGCACAAAAAGTATAGTCGACTGCACAAGAAAGGAGGAAGCATGAGCAGAAAAAGAACGTTACTAAACGAAGCGGAAAGAGTTGCGGCGCCGCCAAAGCGTAAAGAGTTTCGCTGCCCTGTATGTAATTATGGGGTCGCAGATGTGCGTGTGGAAAATGGCATGCTGGTTGCGGAATGCCATGCGTGCTGCACGAAAGTGAAAAGGACGGTGGTTGAAAGTGAGACTAGTGATACCGGCAAGTGAAGCGGCGAAGCTTCTTGGCACGGACAACAACGTCGTGCAGAAGATGTTAGAGCGAGGCGAGATACCGGCATACCGGGAAGGGCGTAACTGGAAGATCCCGGTGGATCTTTTAAAAGCCACGGTTGAAAACCGGGCGATTAAGGAAGCGCAGGAGAGGAGGCGACTTCATGAAAAGATACAAGATTCGGGACTATAGTCCTGTGTGGTGGCTGATGTTTGCCGCCGGAGTTACAGCGTTTTTTACGGCGGCATCAGTGCCGACATGGTTTATAGGAATTTAAGAAATTAGGAGGCAGAAAATGATTAAGTGTAACAAAGGAGTTGTCATTGCTTCAGGAGAGGCGCAAACGATCCTTGCGGAGCTTGCAGGGATAATCGAAGCAGTTCACGAAAAGCTGATGGATGTGTATGGCAAGGAGACGGCGGATGAAATGATCGTGCTGGCAGGACAAGTTGCGTTCATGGAAACAGATGAGATCGTGGAAGAGGTTGACCGAATGGACGAATTGCTGAAGGAGGTTAAGAAATGAGCTTAGTTTGTATAAACAGCTGCCGCCTGTGCGATGGCTGCATGGCGTGTCAGGATGATTATGAAGTGGAGGATGAAGATGGCGAAGAAACTTATTAACACAAAAGAAATCAGCCACGAGGAATGGCTGACTCTTAGAAAAAAATCTATTGGTGGATCAGACGCGGGGGCGATTATGGGAATGAACCCCTGGTCATCTCCAATTACATTATATGCGGAAAAGGCAGGGCTGTCAAAGGATAGGGAGACAACTGAGGCTATGCGGCTGGGAACAGATCTTGAGGATTACGTTGCTCGCCGCTGGATGGAGGAGACGGGCAAAAAAGTCCGGGCGGACAACTTCATGTATATGCACGATGAGCACGACTTCCTCACGGCAAATGTAGACCGTGATGTGGTCGGTGAAAACGCCGGACTTGAGTGCAAGACGATGACCAGTTTTGCAAAGTACGACCTTGAAGACGGGGAGATCCCTGCACAGTATTTCTGTCAGTGCCAGCACTACATGATGGTCAAAGGGTACGATCGTATGTATCTAGCGATCCTGGTACTGCAGAGAGGAATCTACTGTCTCACGGTTGAAAGAGACGAGCAGTTTATCAAAGAGCTTCTGGGAGAGGAAATCTGCTTCTGGAAAGATCACGTTGAAAAGAAGGAGATGCCAGCACCGGATGGATCAGATGCCGCTGCGGAAACTCTTGCAGAGATATATCCGACAGGGCATGGCGCATTAGAACTTCCAAACTCCGATGCAGATATTAAGAGGTACCGGGAACTGGCGGATGTAATAAAAGACTTTAAAAGCGAGCAGGATGCGATAAAACAGAGACTGTGTGCGCGGCTCGGGGATTCCGATACAGGAATAGACCAAGAATTTCAGTGCAGCTGGAAGAACCAGAGCAGAACGTCTGTGGATTCGAAGAAGCTTAAAGCTGAGTACCCGGAAGTATACGCGGCAGTAACGAAGACGTCTGAATCGAGAGTATTCAGAACAAAGAAGTTAGGATAGGAGGATTGAAATGACAAAGACAGTAAACGTGAACAAGAAAAACGAAGTGGCGAAACAGGAACAGCCCAAGACTATGATGGGCTGGATCAAAGGATATGAAAATCAGATTGCAAAAGCTCTGCCTTCCGTCATGACGCCGGAGAGGTTTACCCGGATCGCCATGACGGCGGTCACGCAGAACCCTACTCTGGGACGCTGCACACCGGGATCATTCATCGGCGCGCTTCTCACAGCAGCACAGCTGGGACTTGAGCCAAACACACCTCTGGGACAGGCCTATCTAATCCCGTTCAAAAACAAAGGCGTGCTGGAGGCACAGTTTCAGCTTGGATATAGAGGCCTAATAGAGCTTGCTCACAGATCTGGGGAGCTCAAAAACATCGAAGCTCATATCGTTTATGAAAATGACGAGTTTGAGTACGAGCTGGGGCTTGATCCGAAGCTGAAGCATATCCCTGCGATGAAAAACAGAGGCGGGATTGCGTGGGTGTATGCGATTTATAAGCTCAATTCCGGCGGCTTCGGCTTTGAGGTAATGAGTTTTGAGGACGTAGAAGCGCACAAGAAAAAATACAGCAAGGCTGCGAACGCCGGGTTCTCCCCCTGGAAGACAAGCTGGGAAGAGATGGCAAAAAAAACGGTCATTAAGAGAGTGCTGAAATACGCTCCGCTGAAAACAGATTTCGTCCGGGCAGTGACAGATGACGAATCCACCTTTAACTTCTCCGCAGATGACGGTGGTATCATTCAGGAAACACACTTTGACGAGGAAAATATCGTCGATATCAGCGAGGATGACGTGGAAGTTAAGGAAGATGCCGACGGTGAGCCTAAACAGGCTGAAATCGATGCAGAGACCGGTGAAATCAAACAGTAAATAACCAAGCTATAAACCGCAGGGGTAAAGTTAATTTTGAAGTCCAAACTACACTACTCATTTTCCCTCTATATAAATATTGCAAAGTGTCCTCTGCGGTTTATATATAGATCAAAAAGGAGCGTGCCGATGTTAGATGGGTACATAAAACTGCATAGAAAAGTGCTGTCAAATGAGATGTTTTTAGAGATGCCTTTTGACAGATGGCGGGCTTTTGAATTCCTGATGCTGAATGCCAGATATAAGCCGGCAGACATTATGATAAAAGGGAAAACAATCCATTTAGATGTTGGTCAGCTGATCTTTGGAGAGGATACTTTGGCCAGCAAATGGGGCTGGTCTCGTGGAAAAGTGCGCCGGTTTTTAGAACAGCTAGAGAGACTAAACATGATACAGCGTATTGGTACACCATACGGTACAGTTATAACCATTGAAAATTACACAATGTACCAAGGTGGGCGAACATCAAATGGTACACCTTTCCGGACAGAAGATTGTACAGCAGACGGTACAGGTTATGAGACGTCGGGTAGTACAGCGCTCGGTACAGCAGACGGTACAGGGATAAAGAAAGAAAAGAAAGATAAGAAAGATAAGAATATTATTATTAACGCGCGTGCGCGCGAGGGAGAAGTGAATCTTGATGATGAATCCTATGACGATTTCAGGGAGCGTCGTTTCACTCCGCAGATGGCAAACAAGAAAGCAAGGGACATGCTCGACAAGGTGCGCAGCGAAGCCCGGCAAAAGCACGCAGAAGCACTAAAGGCTGCGATGGAGGAGGAGATTGACTTATGAAAAATCCATACACGATTGACAGGCTGCTTCAGAAGGCGGACTTTCTGGGAATGTATACGATCCGCAGCGAAGCGAACCTATCCGGATATATCTACAACGACGGCGAGATTGCTATCGTAGCAAACGGAGAGATCTGCCGGATGCCGCTGAAAATATTCCTGGAAATGGCCAGCGAGATGCCGGGAGTCGCAGAAGACATCAAGGATCTGCAAAGGATGGGGGTGCTGAAATGATCAGGACATCGTTCAAAGAATGCCGGTACTGTAACGAGCGGTATCCTGGATGCCACGATGAGTGCACCAGGTATAAGGCAGCCAAAGCTGAATACGACCGGCAGAAGCAGGTCGTATCCAAAAAGCGAATCCACGAAGGCGAAGTAGTGGATTTTTTCAAGGTGAGCTGCTGCCGGAAAAGGGGGCGGTGATATGCCAAATAACGGACGGATCACTCTTTGCCCATACTACCGGGACGAGAAAAACCTCTCAATCAGCTGCGAGGATACGTTCCGCAGATTCCGGTGGCCGGCGCAGAAAAGAAAGTGGCTTGATAAATATTGTGATGCAGACTGGCAAGAATGTCCGCACGCGAAGAAACTGACCGAGCTTTACAGCTCGATGGAAGGAGAAAACATGAATTCAAAGATAAAAAGATTAGAACATGAGAACGAGGAGCTGCGAAAGGAGCTTCGCAAGCACGCTTCAATGCTCGGAAAAGCACAGAAGAGGGAAGAGCAGAAGGATGAGCTGATCCGAAAGCTGAGGCATGAGAAGGATGTATCCGAAAAGCTCTACTTCAAGGAGCGGGATCAGAATCGCAAATACGAAGAGGAGCGCCGGAAGTTCCTGAAGGAGATGGAGATCCTCTCACAAGAATACGAAACACGCTTTGCATACCTGATGGCAGCTCATAAGATTCCGATCATGCGGGAGCGCGAGTTTAGAAAGTGGGTGGCAGAAAATGAATTTAGGCTGGATGCGAAGTTTACGGACAGTGGAGAGCTGTACGGCTACAAGGTTGAATGGAGGAAGATTGATGAACATGGAGCTGAAAGACCTGCCGGAGAAAATGCGAAAACAGGCGGAGGCGAAAATCGCCGCACAGAGCGACGGAAAAAACTTAACTAAGCATCGGGTCGAAAAGTTGGGCAAAAACGATCTGGTAAAACGTCAGAGTCCAGAACTGGCATCTGAAAGCGGTGAGACAGGCAGGAAAAACAAGTACGGTAACAAAAAGTGCATGGCAAATGGTATCACATTCGATTCTAAAAAAGAGATGTACCGGTACCTGGAACTAAAAGGGTTAGAGGATGCCGGACTGATCGTAGATCTCAAATTGCAGCATCACTTCACACTGTCAGAGTCATTCCGCCGGCCGGATGGGGAATTGATCCGAAAGATCGAGTACGTGGCTGACTTCACGTATTTTGACAGCGAGGGAAAGTTCGTGATCGAGGACGTGAAGAGCGAGGCTACGAGGAAGAATCCAGTTTACAGCCTGAAAAAGCGCCTGATGGCACGCGAAGGCTACAAGATTAGGGAGGTGTGAGGAGATGAGATTTCTTGATTTCTTCTCTGGAATCGGTGGCTTTAGGCTTGGGATGGAAATGGCAGGATATACCTGTGTAGGTCACTGCGAGATAGACAAGTTTGCCGACAGATCATATCGAGCGATGCATAATGTGAAGGAGAGTGAATGGTATGCAAATGACATTACAAGAGTTGAGCCCGAAGAGCTTCCGGAGGCTGACTGCTACTGCTTCGGATTTCCATGCCAGGCTTTCAGCGTTGCTGGAAAGCGAAGAGGCTTTGAAGATACAAGAGGAACTCTGTTTTTTGAAGTCATGCGGCTGGCTAGAGAGCGAAAGCCTCGTTTACTTTTCGCCGAAAACGTCCGAGGTCTCCTCAACCATGAGGGGGGGGCAAACCTTCGGAGTCATTGTATCCACAATGGATGAGCTGGGGTACGATGTCGAATGGCAGGTGCTTAACAGCAAACATTTTGGGGTTCCCCAGAATCGGGAAAGAGTGTTCATTGTTGGACATCTTAGAGAAACAGGTGGACGAAAAATATTTCCTATCAGATGCGATGATGGAGTACCTGATCCGAAACGACTGGAAGCCGAGCCGGGAGTTCCGGCACTTACAGCAACAAGCTACAAAGGAGTCTCAAAGAGACGGGGAGGGTTAGCAATCCCCGTCATGACTCCGGACAGGCCGAATAAACGGCAGAATGGCCGGCGGTTTAAGGAAAATGGCGATGAAATGTTCACGCTGACAGCACAGGACAGACAGGGAGTCATGGTCAGAGAAGCGACTTGCAAACAGGTGATAGGCGGATCACAAAGAAACAGAGTTTATGATCCCAGCGGCATCAGCGTAACGCTTTCATCGCAGGGTGGTGGGAAAGGCGCTAAAACCGGATTGTATGCAGTGATTCAGAGACCGCGGGGTTACAATAAAGGTGGCGTGCATAATGAAGCCCCAACACTTACGGGAAACTCGTGGCAGCAGAACAATTTCGCAACCGATGGAATCCGGATCCGTCGCCTGACTCCGCGGGAGTGTTTCCGTCTGCAGGGTTTTCCGGATGAATATTTCGACCGTGCGGCTGCGGTCAACAGCGACTCGCGGTTGTATGAGCAAGCCGGGAACAGCGTGACGGTGAATGTTATTTATGAAATTGCAAAGAGACTGGAGGTGTAGCGTAAAAATGATTAACTACGAAAAGGAACACAGGAGACTCTGGAACTGGCTGGCAGATCATCCGGAGGCGATAAAGGCAGACTACTTTAAAAACTGGGACCTCGTCGACTGTCCGTATAATTTATGCTTTGCCTGCGAGGCTGCAAAGTTTTACGGTCCAGTACCTAACAATGATCTTTGCTGCTGCTGGTATTGCCCTCTAGGCGGGGATCAAGTAGTAGGGTGCAAGGATGGGTTATACATCGATTGGTGGCGGGCAAAACAACCAGAAAAGCGTCGGAAGTTGGCACGTCAAATCGCTAATTTACCATGGAAGGAGAAAAAGAGGAAGAGTTGAGAGGAGAAAGATGAGAAATGACGTATTATGAAATATTAAGAATGGTAGCAAGAGCGTGTATTGAAGGTATGCGCACGGGATACACAGGTCACGAAGATGCTGTAATCCAATGCGCAACACAGATCTACATAGCGCAGATGAATAAGAACAAGGAGCGCGCAGAATGAAAAGAATCGGAGGTGAAGAGGAAGACAATGGTACTGATTAACGCATATAAGTTCAAAAGAGAATTGGAGGAAGAGGCGAAGACTGCGGCACTCAAGGCGCAATTCGGGCTTAGTGTTGCTGCTGATATGGTGGAGCATCAGCCCGCCGCCTACGATATAGAAAGAGTGGTGGAGCGTCTGCGATATAACGCAGTAGAGATAGAGCGCGAAGATCTTTGTTTTTGTTCGTATTACGTGCCACTAGGCAAAGCTATTGAAATTGTGAAAGGCGGTGCAGAATGAGCGCGACAGTAGATTTAATAGCCCAGATGGTACAAGCATTACAAGATTATAACGCGGGAAAAGTTAGCGTAAACATG